ATCATCACAAATATAAAATCTACTTCCATTAGTATTGACCGTTTCTAGCTGCGTAAAATTATAACTTCCTGTGTGATTAAACATCTAACTTAAAACAGCGTCTAATCCATCCTCGTATAAATTTAACTTGATTGGTTCTATCCTTGTACTTAGAACCCTTGAACACTAGGTTCCAATAGAACCCACTACGCTCAACCATCAATTCCCATTCTTTTAAACCATTAGCAGCCTTAATTGTATTCGGGCCTATTCCACCATCAACGTCAATATAGTTTGCCGGTTTCCTCTTGTTATTAATTGCCTGCTGTAGAATCTTAACCGCATTACCCTGACCATGATTCACACACATATCAAAGTATACTTCTCTTACTTCTTGCGGCAATTCAACTGCCCGTGACGGTTTCCAAAACAGATTGAAATAGCAATCGATGGCTGCTTCAATATCCATCTCTTTCATTTCATCTTTGGTAACTTCATGACCATCGCCATGCTTATCAATATAATTTTGATACGTTCTTTGTATCACGCCAAAGTTAGTAGTGCCACCCTTATCTGCAGGATCGTCTACATAGCCCCCCTCGTGCTCAAGAACTTTCTCTATAATTTCATTAAAACTTTTTGATCCCATAATAGACCCCCATTAAATATATCGCGACGGCATGTCGCTACCATGAACCTTCTTCTTTATATCCTTTAATTTATCCAAAACATCCGAGCTCGGTCTAGTAACCCCAAGCCTTACAGGATCACCAATAATAGGTGCATTTCTGAATGTTAAATGTGACGTACCATATATAAAACATTTTGGACAATCGATTGCTGCATTCCTATCCTTTATCATCCTTTGCTTTTCAAAAATGTTATCACAATAAACACATTTATAATCATAATTCGGCATTAGTTAATCCCCATTTCATCATCATCTAGCTCTTCTGTTCTTGGATTTAATACGCCATCCTCGTCTGGCTCATCGTCATCCAACTCAGCATCATCAATATCAAGTACAGTATCATCGTCGCTAGCTGTGAGTGCTTCTACTATTGCATTAATTACTTCTTCTGTTACTTCCTCAATGATATCTTCAATCAAATCACTCTGCTTAATTTTCTCTATCAAAGTCTCCAAAATTTCCGAGCCCTCGTCCAAGATCTCGTCTATCACCTTCTTTGCTATGTTGTCGCCTATCCTTGTCAATTTTCCGAAATTTAGTGCCATCATCTAACTCCTTCGCTTTATATGTTTTAGAAATCGGCTGTACCTTTTTCCCGCTCTTTTTCTTCATCTTCGCTTTATTAATAAATGAAGTAATGTTTGTAATAATCATGATTATTTATATCCCCCATTCCTTTCCCTATTATATACCCAACACTGGGCCTCTGCCTTTGTGGTAAATACTGAAATGAATTTGCCACAATTTCTAACAACCCAATACTTCTTATGATTCCCTACATCTTCTTTTTTAACTCTCCATTGCGGAGGTTTACCGTCCAGTGATTCCATTATATTCTCCTTATTCTATTAATATAAATTTTGACCCTTCTTGCAAGACGAACTTCCCCTTCCAATTAGGCCTATAGAGTATAAACAACTTTGCAATGGTTAACATTGACACTTCATACCCCTTCCGACTACAGCTATCATATACGTTCTGTATATACCAATCAGGTGACATATTAGTAAACATATCAAGATAAGTCATCAGACATCTATGTGCTACATTATCTCCACTGACATAATTCGCGTGATGTCTACTCGACCTATCTTCCATATGCATAATAAACTCCCAACATCAATATAAGAAAAAAGACACAAACGGTTATATCTCTTAATATCCGCTTATGCCATATGTCTATGTTTTTTAGTAATGGTGTCTTGCAGGAACTTCTCCCGTGCCACACATTCATTATCCTTTATTTATACTACCTGTTCTTTTCATCTTCACCTTCTTACTATTCTTTCGTACTACTTTACCCTCGCCCAAAACATTCCCGCTAGAAAAATCTTCTAGCTTACAATAATTCCCGCAGACCTTAAGCTCTTTATCATAGAACAGCTGGGTTGCAGTAAACTCTGCTTTACAGCTCTTACATACATATGGAAATAATGGCAATTGCAATAACTCCTATCATAATTATAATACCAGCTCCCAGCCACAACACAGCTTCAGGATTGGCCAATTTTTTCATTACGCTTTCCTTCACACTTCTTACAGGTACAGCTCCATTCAGTAGAACCAACAGCAACTCCTTTCCTACGATACCCACCAAACTGATCGCAAACGTGACCGATGCTAGGAACAGTCGGAGGCTTCTCCCCAGTTCTCAAATAATCAATCCCGCATCTTAAACCCTGACCAACGCCAATCATCCACAATAGATGCTTGCAATTATAGCAGCATCTATCGGTTACTTGGAAATCATGCCCATGCTTCTGAATTCTCTGTACTAAATTATTCTTAGGCATCTTCGAAGCCGTCATCTGGTATTATCATGGTGAACTGATAGTCGTTGGACTCATCGAAGCCATCATCAAAAGTAATGGATTCCACTGCAACCTTTGCACTATCTGTACGATGCATCGGGCCTAGATTTGAATAAAACCCGCGATTCATATAGCTCTGCTCTGATGCATACAAAAGATTCTTAATAATATCCGCTACAATAACAGGCTCAATCGCGTGATATTCGCAGAGATAATGGCCGAATAGGTGCTCGACATCAGCTTCCGCTGTCATCCTCACAAGATTCGGCTCTGTATATTCTGACCCGACCACATGACTTTCTTCAATTTCTGGAATTGGAATATTAACCTGCTCGCACAGATTGCTGAACTGCTCTACTTTCTTTCTAAATTTATCCATCTTTACCATCCATATATCCTATGAAATGATTCCCAGTAAACATCTCCAGAATTCATCATAGCCAAAACATTGTTTTTATTTATTTCATCATGATCTACTTTTATCTCCTTTGGTTTAATAAAGCCATGCAACGTTGCATGGCAAGACTTGCAAACCGATTGTAGATCTTCCAACAGCTCTTTGCCGCCTACCCTATCATAGTTTAAATGATGAACTTGCATGATCTCAGGCTGACCGCCACAGATCTCACATTTATATCCAGTACTTTCTAATTTTTCTTCTCGTACTGCTTTCCAAACATGAGAATCGTTATAACGCGATTTCTCTAACTTCAATTGAAAATTTTTATATCTATTTTGTTTATTACTATCTGTATTCGTATGTACTAAATCATGAAATATTCTTCTCCATGTCTTAACCGTTCTTTGTCTATAAACTTCCATCTTTCCTCGCATAGTGTGCTTCTGGTGCCACCTTAAAATATCCTGTAACCACAGGCCATGTGAATAATGCTAGGCCAATCGAAACTCCTAATACTCCCAATGATATTGACTCGTACTGCTCCATCGCATCAAACGATGATATAACCATAAAAAATCCGACCATTGCTCTAATCATTATTCCTCGTCATTCTTATTTTTAATAGCTTCACGATATTCATCAAATCTATACTCAGCATCATGTCTTAATTCAGCCATGTCCTTATTCAGCTGCTTCAATATTTCTAATATTTCCTTAAGGTACTTCTCTATTGAGATTTCTCCCTGCCATTCTTCCATAACTTTTTCCTCCAGATAATAATGATGGATTGCACCAGTAGGAGCAGTTACCATACATACCCCACTGACCGTCCACTTAGTCCTAGACACGCTTATCAGCTTACAGTTTAAAGCTCTCATCTCCACCATGACATCGAACGCAATAGGGGTCTGCAGGATCAGTAACATCATCCTGCAACTATTCTATCTCCGACCGAGGCCTATGACTCCCTTATTACTTATTCTTTGCCGAGCTTCGCAGATTCACCTAGCTCAGATTGTACGGTCTTCACCAGATGCAGAGCTTCCATCATTTCTTTTACCCTTATCCCATAAAGCATAGTGTGCTTTATATACATTAACTTCAGCTATCATCTTATCAACTTTACTGTCAATCTCTTTTACAATATCTAACAATCCTTCCAGCACAATCGTATGCTTTTCTATCTTCTCAATCATGTACTCCATAGGAGGCTTTAATTTTTGTGGAAACGGCTTCTTGTCAGCCATAAGTCTGGCTCCTCTAATATCATTTGCAATTGCATCAATGGGTGTAGCTCACTCTTACATTTCATAATTTTCATATCAAGCTCGTCCATCTCTTGGGCAATGTGATTAGCTAGCGAATAGAATCTAACAACATCTTGCCATGTCATATATGGGGCCATGCATTCTTTAACCCATACTTCGCTAATCAGATTCATCAGCCCACTCGATCATCCTGACATACAGCCTATCAGAATATTTCGGTGCGAAAATTGATAGGAGGCCTAAGAACGACATTGCAAAAAATCCTGCGATCACTCCTGCCATCTTACCTAAAGAATGCATTCCGGCTCCTTATTATCAATAATAACGACTATACATTTCTGCTCTGAAGATGTATCTTCCCACATCTGATGGGTGCTATGCTCTATACTGAATTCATCTACACCCTGATGGTCTTTCCAAAAATCATCAAAATGACATGAGACTTCATCACTATCTCCATTGCGTTCAATAAAAGCAATAGGATCATCCATATGCCTTTCGGGCACTGCATAATTTAATTTCTCGATAAATTCACGAACAGTAAGCGGTCGTACCACTTCACCGTCTTCATCTCTGAATGTCATGTGGGTAATTACATTAGTTTTCACGATTTCTCTCTCTCTTTTTTTACTGAAAATTTTTTCTAATTGCGGATTTGAATAATGGATTAAGGTTTGCTCAAGACTAGTAGCGACTAGTCAGTGGCGTCAGGGGGTCAGCTACTTTGACTGTATATAAGTGCTTTTTCACTTTACTTTTTATCCCCCAACGAGATAAATGAGCTCAAGGCCGAGTTAGCGACCCCTGCCAATTCTATTACCTACCTACTACAACATACTATCTCTCCCTCTCAATTCAACACAGCTATTATACCATATTTTCCAGTGCTTGTCAAGGTAAAAGTGCGATTAATTTAAACTTTTTTCTAGCTGAAAAATCCAACGACAAAAAATACAAATATTCATAGCTGTGTTGAATAGCAAATAATCATAATCGCGATCCTCTCATAATGTAAAGTGATGCCCTTGCGGTTTTGTTGACGATCAGAGTCTTGATATAACCGACTCCCCGACTACCCAAAGTGGCACTATAGCGGATATGTTGACCTATTAGGCCCCATTATAACTGATCTGAAGTAACCCCAAAGTGGTGCCCTTGCAGAATTGTTCAATTGATACTATTATATCCCTCTCCGATGGGTTAACACAGCTATTATACCATATTTTCAGAGGTTTGTCAAGGCTTATTTGAGTTATTTGGGGTTGCAACGAAAAAAAATTCAGGCGCGTGTGCGTTCCTTAAAGTCGCCGCAACACTATGCGACACTCTGCATCCCCATGCTTATTGAGACTCACTCTCAGTCTGCCCCTATTTTTTAATCATTTCCTAAATCACTGCAAATTGCAACGTTTAATCTCCATTCATCTAACATTCTCTCTTGGTCTTTTATATTTCCATGTGAAGTTTGGCTTCCATCCTCTATATCCTTCAAGTCCTCTATTCCTTTCAACATTAATTGCATATGCTGTGTACATTTCTCTTTCTCTAAATCCTCCATCATGAGCTCCTTTCGGTTTTATATCATTAACCAGTATCCTTTCATATGGCGATAGGTTATAGATGATCTCATCGTATGGTATGCCGAAATCATCTAGCATTCTTTCTGTGTGCTCTTTATGAATGGTCAGTCTAGCGGTGGTTAATATTATTTGATCGCCGTACTGTCTAGCCTCCTGTAAGAATTCTTTTGAGCCAGGCAGTAATTTTTCGTAGGTTCCCTCTCCAATTTCTTTGTTGGTGCGGTGCTCCACGATTGTTCCGTCTATATCCACGAGCCAAGTTTTCATTCCATTCTTCCTTTACTTTTTTGGCTGTGCATCGTCCTCTGGCAAGAGATTAGGAAATGCTTGGTTGACAAGATTAGGGGTTAGTCCTTTATAGGGTAGCTTTCTTTTAATTACATTCTTTAGTATTTCTGCCTCTGATTCATGGAGAGCTTCTAGCAATTGTATGAAGTGATTCTCTCTTTGCACTTGGGTAATGCTCCTTCCTTGGTCAGTTGGATTGCCGTTAAATTTTGCGAACTTCCCAATTTCCATTGCTGCGATCTCAAGCTTAGAGTCTGCAAGATCATAGTCTGGTGCATCGCATGGGGTATAGGGCGGTGGAGTATTAGGAATCACCCATTCTATTCGGGAATCATACGCACCTCTTAGGATTGCTTTGAGTCCATTTGATTCATGGTGCTGTAAGATTGATACTTTATCTGATACCTTTGTTTTTGTTCCGACTTCTGTGAATATTTCGTGCAATGATTTATTATCTGCCATTTTAAAATTCTCCAATGTGCTCCATAAGGTTTTTCAATTGATTGTTAATGAAGTAGTCTAAAAGCATAGATCTATCCTTCAATTCATAGTCATTGTATGATTCAATGATATCATCTTTTAAGGGTAAGGGAATATAGGATAGATCCACTAATGTTCTATTGCGGGAATATCCTCGCATCATTATAAAATCGCAAAATATAATAGGGTCAAGATCGATCCATTCTGCAATTTTCTTCTTTGATAGGGGAACCTGTCGATCTCCGTTGGTGAATGTATCATCAGGGCTAAGGAAATTCGGTATGCCATCTCCTTTGTCTCCCCTCATAATGTGCTCTTTTAGGAACCTTTCGGGGTCGGGCTGTACAATAAATTCTTTCTTTAATGGGCTCCATTGCTCAACATTATCATACTTCTGCAATTGCTGGAAATCCTTATCTCCTGATATGATCATTACTCTATCATACCTTGGCCAGCAGAGCTCTGAAATAACTCCAATAATGTCGTCTGCTTCGCAGTAGGGAATTTGCAATACATGGTAAGGGAAGAAATCTATCAATTCTTCCTTAACTGCATTAAGGGATTTGAATAGAGAATCCCAATTGAAATCAGACTCTTTCCTGTCCTTTGACCTATGGGCTTTGTACTCAACATAGTATTTCTTTCGCCAGTTTTTACGGGAATCGCAACAAAGCACCAGCTCTCCATATTCATTATAGAATCTTGTTCTATATGACCTTAATGTATTAAGAACAGTATGCCTCAAGAAAGATTCTTGAACGCCGCCTTTGTGTATGTGGGGCTGAGACATAACATTCGCGATGAATATTTGATTATAATCAACTAACGTGGGCATCGTATAAACTCACTTATCTATTTTCTTTGAAAGTCCTTCTTGCAATGGATGATATAAATTAAAATCTCTGAATAGTACTGCACGAAAAACATCAACTATAGTGGTAAAGTCCGCTTGAAAAGCTTCGTCCAGACAATCAAACCCGCGATCAATAAACATTTGAATCACATACGGGAGTGCCATTTCCAGAGTTTCGTTAATGTACAACTCTGGATCATTGATGGTTGTTAAATCCACCGTATATTCTTCTGGAGTTGAGGGATGCTGAACCACCTCGCCTTTCATGCAAGCTCCTCTATATTGCTGTCAAGGGTTGTCTGCGTTGTACTTTTTCGGGGCTTCTTACTTGTCGCGATATATGTAGTACATTCGTTCAAAATACCATCCATAAATTTAAGAAATCTCCGTAATTGTGGCTTCTTGAGGTATTTATACGATTCTTTCAAATCTTTGTCGGGCTTCTCTATAACCTCATCTAGCTCATCGCGAAGTACGGAGAATTGCTCGATAATTCCCTTAGTTTCTTTTTGAGTTATTTTCTGCGATTGTAGCAACTTGGTAATAGACAGACCATTGGGCTTGAAATCCCTATCCATAAACTTATCAATTTCATATTCCAAAAGACCTGCAACAGAGTCCATCTTAATTGCGGTTAATTTGGTCTTTCGGACAGGTTTTGCATCGTCCTCTGGTACTGGCTCTTTAAGATTTTTTAGTACTTCGTTGATGCTCTTATAAAATGAATCCTGCGAAATCTTGGGTATTTCACACCCTTCGTTAACGAGCTCTGCAACATATCCAATTGTCGTAGAAATCCTCGCATTTTTCAATTGATTGATTGATGCCTTGACTTGATGTCTGTCCTTTAGATACGTCTGTAGATATTTCATCGCACTATTTCCATTACTATTGATATTGAACCAATTCAGTGCATGGGAAAATTCGGTCTTATTCATAACATCTTTCCATTCTGGTTTTTGACGCTTATTCTTCTTCAGACTCATCTTTTTCTTCGTCCTTATATTTTTCTAATAGCCATTCTTTATACAATTCTCTTGCATCTTGTGCAGTTTTTACTGGCGTATCTCTTAATATCTCTAGTACAGTTGGTCTTGATTGCCACTTACATTTCTGCGAATAAGCGTCCAAATAATCCCACAGTTCTTTCCATAGTTCCTTATTCGTCATCTGGTGTTCCATAATTTGATATAAACATTACCCTATTAAATTTTGTTGTCATTATATTATCATCGTATTGGGAATTCTCACATTCTACTACGGTGCCCTTGAACAGAAAGCAATCCCCTACTTCTATGGGGAAATCTGTCTGCTTGAAAAAGACCCCAAGATTACCTTTACGGTCATAAAATTTATAGAGGTAGTAGCCAGGATCTGGTACACCTGTTGTGATCACTTTCTTCGTTACCAATTTCACGAAATGCTCAGTCCTTACTCCACGTTCTGCCATAGGTAGGGAATTCTTCACTTTGTCAAGAAATTCCTTATGGGGGAATTTTTGTGTATGAAGATCCCATTTATCATATTTGTGCATTATCATCTCCGCAATCACACTAGGGTCTACTCCAGAGTTAAGAAGGTGCTTAGCGATTTTCCAGTGTTCGTGTTCGTGCATTACCGAAAAATCTCTGAAAGTTCTTCAAGGATGTCATCAATATCTTCAAAGAGCTCTTCGCTGTAATTTTCTTCTATTCTATCCAAAGCATCATCAGTGGGCTCTGTAGCCTCAGCAATATCAGCAAATTCATCATGAAATCTTTGGATTAATTCAATGTCATTCTTTTCTTGTAAAGTCATTTTATCCTCTTAACTTATTAGTTCTACAAATTTATTCAAGACCACTCTATTGGTCAGTTTGGACTTATTGTGCTTCTTGAACGCTGTGGTCAAGACTCTCTTGGAAACATCATTTTCAACTTCCAATTTTTCGGTAGTAGTGTCCAATTTCTTACCACCCTTGATTATGAAATATGCGGTATAACCGACTTGACGTGCGACTATGAAACCTTCTTTTTTGAACTCATTGGAATATTTTGTAAAGTCCTCTGTATCTTCTACATTCAATTGACTATAGACTGCGTTTTTGAAATTATTACCTTGAGTCGTAATATAGTAACCTATGACATTAATGTCATAACGGGCGATCATAATTTCTAACAAACCGCGGGTTACATCAGTTCGACATAAAATGCCATGTTCCAGTTTGGTTATATGGTCAACCAAATAATGACTGTGTAACATACTCCTTTCTTCATAATATCCATAATATCTCTCATCGCGAATATACAATGGTTTGATTCCGTGACTTTTGCCATATTCGTCAGTATCATTATAGATTCCATGAGGTGCTGTACCTTCGCCGTCCGTTAATAAAACAACGTTGACTTTGGAAACTCCATACTTATTTCGGAAATTCTTAACGATATCAAATCCAACCAGAATCGCCTCATTAAGAGGCGTTCCACCAAGACTCCAACCGTTTGGAAATGGATTACCGTGAACATAACTATAGTAATTGTAACTTTGGAAATATTTGGATATTGCAAACATTGTCAATGCCGCATCCTCAAACGCCTTACCTTTTTGACGAGATGAAAATAGATTTTTCATGTGGAACGTATCCAAGACATAATCGTTGTGCTTGTATGTTGGAGTTTTACAATACTGCGCAAAAGCTTGGTCAGAATGAAAGCTGTATACTTCAAATGGTATGTTGACTTTTCTACAGAAGTAGACCAAATTCAACAATTGTTTGATGGTTTCTGAAATGTTATCAGACATTGAACCAGACCAATCAAGGAATAGAATCAGGCCGTGATTTTTACCGCCGGGAACTGTAGTGATTCTTTTGAATACATCTTCACAGAATCTATAGCTATGCAATTTATTAACGTCAAGAACGCCACTTTTGTTGACCTGAGCCCTCAAGTGTTGCTCTGCGTTTTTCTTCAGTTCAAATTCCTTGACTAGATAGTTGACAGTCTTGACCGAATCATTTTTGAATTTTTTATATTCTTCTTTGAGCTTAGCCACTTCTGAAAAATCATTACCAGAAATCCAATTCCTGATTTCTTCATCATACACCACGCTCTGGTCAATGACAAAATCGTGAAAATCCAATTCTGGAATACCAATGTAATTCGGCTCTTCAGAATTCTCGTCTACTAAGTCCTGCAATTCTTCGTCTAAATTAGTTTGAGTTTCAGACTCTTGCGGTGGACTATTATTAGGATTGTTGCCCGTAGTAGGTGTATCATCGCTTTCTTCTTCAGAATCTTCTTCAGAATCATCATTTTCGCCATTATCATCAGGGCCATCAACCTCATTTTCAGAAAGTTCAGAATCAAGAAATCCTTCTTCGTCATTATCAGAAAATTCAGAATCGTCTAAACTATAATCAGTATCAGAACCGCCCGAGCTCGCATAGATTTCTCGTACAACCTCAACAACTTCTTCAAAAGTTTCAAGATTCTCGATACGACTGACAATCTCCTTTTCTTCTGGAGTGAAAGGAACTACATCAAGATGACTACCAAGCTTGAATTGAATATTGATGCGGTCAATCAAGGTAAAACTCTCAAGATCACGACCTTCGATACCAAAGAAATTCTTTTCTAACAGTTCAGAATATCCTCGATTGAAGTTTTTGCGAAGACCATTAAATTTACGTTTGATTTTCTTCTCAATACGGGCGTCCTCTACAACATTAAGGAACGACTTAACCGTACCTGTATTATTTTCATCTATACTCTTGCAGAGATTTTCGATTTCAACCTGTGGAGTGAACAGTGCGTGACCAACCTCATGGCCGACCAAAAGATCATATACGTCATTCGATACATTTTCCCAAATCGGGAGAATCAGTCTACGATTCTTTACGTCAAATGCTGCAGTAGACACTTTACGGTGCTCTACATCAATATTTTCAGTCGCGAGAAGTTTTGCGAGATTGTTTTTTGTGACTCTGTTTATCAACTTTTATTCCTTTGTTTTTGTCTTACACTATATTAGACGTATTAAAATCGAAAAGGTTTAGACTAATTTACAAGTTTTTCAACTTTTTATCCATTCATCCATGCGAATTTCAAACTCATCGTCAACAACTTTATCAACTTCTGTTAATAACCAAGTCTGTAGAATGAGATCTGCAAGAGTTTTACCATTGAGTTCTTCACAAGGTTCTAATGCCAGTTTCTGTTTAATATCCAATGGAATATTACCAAACACACCCATCGTATCGTCATTACTAGTAATATCAACGTTATTATTGTTTTTCTCTCTTGCCAATCGTCTTCTTGCTGCCCTATTCATTACAACTCTCCTTTGTTTTTGTCTTACACTATATTAGACGTATTAAAACCCAAAAGGTTTAGACTAAAATGGGTTATATTCATCTTTTTTTTCGGAATTTTCTTCGCCGTCAACATCAACATCGGCGTCAACTTTACCATAGAGTTCCTTAAAGGATTGCTTGGTATCGTCATCAAATCGTGCGATACAGAGATCAATCGCTTTGAGTTTGTCTTGAAAGATAGAGTAGGCTTTGGAAACGTGAACCAAGCGACGAGTTGAAATTACTTCATCAACTCCACCATCGTAATAAGTCTTACGAATGATGTCCGCCCATTTGACCAGATGGTCGGCGAATACATCGTCCTCAATGCCATTGTCCTTAAAGGTATTTTTGACAATTTTGAGTTCATTTGCGTTAGTGGGATATTCCTGCTCAAAGGTAACTGCAAATCTCTCAAGGAAAGCCTCATTCAAGATGTTAGTTCCTATAAAAGAGCCAGACTCAGAGCCTTTACCCTTAGTATTCGCAGTCGCGATGACGTTGAATCCATCTTTTGGGGTAATCCACTGATTGATTTTCTTGAGAAAAACTCCCTTGCCTTCAAGAACTGGCTGAAGTGCGAGAATCTTAGTAGATGCGAGATCAACTTCATCAAGTAACAGTACTGCACCGCGTTCCATGGCTTCAACAACAGGCCCTTTATGGAATTGGGTTTCACCATCAACTAGACGGAATCCACCAAGTAGATCGTCCTCGTCAGTTTCAACAGTAACATTGACGCGAATGACTTCACGCTTAAGCTTCGCACAAATCTGCTCGACCATGAAAGTTTTGCCATTGCCAGATAGACCAGTGATGAAAGTTGGATAGAAAATTTTAGACTTTACAATGGATTCGATGTCGCGATGATGACCCCATGAGACATAGCTAGGATCTTTCACAGGAATGAAATTAAATGCATTGGTTACAATTTCTTCGACTTCAACTTCTGCTTTAGGCTTGACTTTACCTTTGACAGATTCTTGAGAAATTTCTACTGAGTCTGTTACACCATCAAGAATCTCAATAGGAAGACGATAGTGACCAGATTTACCAGTTACCCTATGGTTATCTTCAATCCAACGTACGCTGACCAAAGGAAGCTCATCTCTGAGCTTATCGCGCGTACTATAGAGTTCCTTACGAGTAATAACTTCTTTACCAAGTTCATTATAAAATTTACGAACAACTTCAATTCTTTTACTATTCAATTCACATCTCCAATATATAGGTGAAAATAATTATTACCAACTCAATTCAACACTGCTATTATACCATATTTTACTATGGTTGTCAAGGGCTAAATGCACTTTTTTTTACTAAAAAATCGTTTTTTTAACTCAGCAGTATGAATTCCATTTTCATTGAAAAATCGTTGCATTTCATTGTGATGATGTAAATCCCACAATTGTTCACATTCAATCTTCTTTTTGCTGTACTTTTTTAGTTGTTCTTGTCGTCTAATTTCTGCTCTGCTTCTTTTTTCCATAACATATTACCTCAAGTAGATGTTGACCCATTTTTGATTTTTAATATC